TTGCAGCAGCCTGAGCAGTTGCTACTAAAGCAGGGTCTGAAGTTGTTTTAGTAATTGTTATATTATCTACAACATAGTAATCAGCATCTTTTACAATAGTTACAGTATCTATATTTGTGCCAGTTACAGTCTCTGTGGATGTATATGAAACTGACTGTTGCTGGGGGGAGACGTTGTTATCCATAACCGTTGTAGTTGTGGTTCCATCTGCGTTTGTTGTAATGATGTTTGTGTTACCGTTTTTGGCATAGACACCCATAACAACTTGAGTAACAGTTCCAGTATTTGATGGGTTTACATCAATAACAACATTGTTTGCTGGATTGATAATTACAAGTCCAGACCAAGAAGTTTGTGGGGTATTCCAGTTCCCACCAATAGAAACGCCAGTTGAGGATGTAGAAGAGGTTACTGTTGTAGTCCCTGTTGTTATTGCTACAACGGCCGTTGTGTTATTTGTAAATGTTTCAACCGAGGTTGTAGTTGTGTTGGCAGAATCTGCTGCTGCTTGTGCTGATGTTGCTGCTGTCTGAGCGGAGGCAACTACTGCCTCTTGAGAATCTACTGCTGTTGCTGCTTGAGTAAGAGTATTTTGTGCTGTTGCTACTACCGTTGTTTGGGCTGTAACTGAGGTGGTTGCTTGGGCCAAAGTTTGATTGGCAGTTTCCGATGTTGCAACTGCTGTTTGGGCTGTCGCAACTGAAGTTGTTGCTTCTTGAGTAGCACTACTTGCTTCTTGTACTTGTGTAGTTGCGTCTGCTACTGCTTGTGTTGTTGTTTGAGATGGTTGTGGTATTGATGCTACTACCTCCGCTATCTGTACGACTTTTTCTTCAAGTGTTGTTACAGTAGATGCTGCCGTTGCTACAGCAGTTGATGCTTCAGTTAGTGGGTCTTGCGTTGACTCCGCTGAAGAACCTGTTTGAATCACCTCCGACGACGCATTGGAATTTGCGTTGTTATTGGTTCCAGCATCACCCCCACTCGAAGATTGGGCTTCATCAGCCTTAGCGGTTGTTGGACTAAGTATCCCATAGATGAGAGAAAGTATTGGGACAGACAGAATATAAAGAAGAGTCCGCTTTCGGACCTTCTTTGTAATAACACGAACGCGACAAAGCACGACGAGATACTCCCACCATAGGTAATCTCATACAGAAATATCTGTATCTTCCAGTGCTTATTTTACAGTATGTATATAAATAAATTACTTTTTGTTGCGTAAATGTGCGTGACGAACGGTAGATGCGTGCCACTTTTTTCCACCAAGAGCAGTTGGTATAGCGTCTCTATTGAGACCATTTGCTATCAAGTTATATGAAAGACCTAGACTTCTTTCTCTCTCAATTCTATCTTTAATTGATTCGTTTATTAGTGGTAGTGGGCCTAAGTCAATACCCCAAACTTTTCCGTTAGTACGTCTATCTTGGTGAACATCTTTCTGACGAAGTGAAATCATTCCACGTTCCATCTCTGCCATCGCAGACATAATTGTTACAACAAAGCGACCTTGATAAGTTGCAGTATCTAAACCTAAATCAAGAAGTGCTAGACGCCAGTTGTATTTATGTGAACGGTCAACAATGCTAAGAAAGTCTCTAGTAGAACGAGCAAGCCTGTCCAAACGAGTTACAAAAAGAGCCTCTGCTTTACCAGCATCTAAATCATCCAAGGCTTTTTTCAAGACAGGACGACCAGTAATGTTTTTTCCAGACTTACCTTCTTCACGAAGCATAATCACTTCATAACCTTGCGACTCTGCTGCATACCTAAGTTGCTTCTCTTGTCCATCAAGGCTTACACCATCTTCTACCTGCATCTGAGTTGATACTCGTGCATAACAGTAAGCAATCCCTTCGCTCATATAATCTTCCTAACGTCGAAGTCAGTGTGTCGTTTAATGTATCTAACAGCAAGACTTAAAATGACAATGTCATCAAGATGTCCTAATACAGGGATAAAGTCTGGGATTAAATCGATAGGGTTGAGAAGATATAGACCAGTCAAAACAATAACTATCTTTACCCTCAGGGGGGTGTCTATTGATTTAACTTTCAACCACATCTGTCTAATCAAGGGGCTACTCTTCCATTCTTTATAAAAGCATCGTGAGTTATAGGCATCAACTCTTTGAATATCTCCTCGTACTTCTCTGCAACCATTTCAATCTCCCTCTGGGGGTAAGAAGGAAAACGTTGACCCTCGACATTGCGACGAAGGGATAAGAAGTTCATCAGCGCACGAGCGTTCATAGTTACGTATGCAGATTAGTAAATTGTTAGTGGAAGGACTCCTCGTGCTACTTCACGAGCAACACCACTTCGAAGCATATCCTCGTAATTTTGGTATGCCTCTTTACAAGTCCTTCTATAGGAAGTCAGAGTTATTGCCATCTGTTCTGCATCTCCTGGCTCAAAGGTATACGCCCCTGGCTTTCCAATTTGAAGAAGTTTTCTATCTTGTCCAGGAATATAGAACTCTGGCTGTAAAACCCGATAACGCCCAGACTCTTCGTTGTAGGAAGCCATGCGATGGCGCTTATGTTCACGCCTAACAAAGATGGGAGCCTTCACATAGAAGGTTAAGACAGAGTGCTCAAAAGGTGAGCCGTGTCTGTCTCGCATCAAGTAGCCAATAAGACCAGTAAGTTTCTTGTTATCGTCGTTGTCTTGATAGCCAACTGTGCGCTCGCCAATAGTGCTGACTCTTGCTGCAAAAGCAATGTCTTGGTCGGAAGCGCTGTGTTTGACTAGTTGAACATCAACATCGGATTTGAAGTTGATGTCCAAAAGTTATTCCTCGTCTTTGACGACTCGGAAACTTTTGCCTTTAGCAAAGTTATTGATGGCTTTGTCGTAAGTTCTATCGATAGGGCTTTTGCTTCCCTTTTTAGAAGACTTCTTGGTAAATACCTGAACTACTGCCTTTGCGACAGCGTAAGCCAAAACAACACCGATGGCTCCAACAATAAAGACCAGACCCCAACCAATAATGGATAAAGCCAATTCAAACGCTAACTTAAATGGATCTTGCCAGTTTAGGTTCATATTTCCTCGTTTTCTAGGGAGTATCCCTGCTTATAGTATACAGACTTAGACCTAAGACTGTACAGATAATCTAACAATATCACACTCTTTCTAAGTGTCACATTGGACGATTTTTGCCTAAAGGACGTTTTTTAGCCCCCTACCCTCTCTAAACAATCTGGGTTGCACTTCCCACAGGGGCAAGTTCTTGGTTTATCTTTTATGTAGTTCTCGTATATATAAAGCAAAAACTTTTTCACTTCTTATGCTCCTTCATATGTCGTGCAAGGGTGTGATGAGCAAAGCCCGAACGGACTTCAATCTCCTTCTTACACTCTGGGCAGATAACTACTCTATTTGCTGACATTACCTTACTCACTACAGTCACACTTTGAATAAGGGTCAAAAGAACAGAACTGACATTCCATTCGTTCTTGATGGGCTTTGCAGTAGTAGCGGAACTGATGCTCGTCGCAACAAACAAACAGTTCGTCAATGATGTTGTAGAACGTGGTTGAGTCAATGGTTTTTGTAGTCATAGCCTTAAGGTACTCCTATACAATAAAAAAGTCAAATCTTTGCGCTCTAGGTCCCTTATTGGGAGATGACTGCTAACCAAGCAGAGGGTGGGAGAGGTGGGGTGAGGTCTTCTAGGGGGACACGATAGCCCGTGAAGGTTGGGTCTTCTACATAATACTTAGGGTTTTTTGCTTCTTCGGAAGTGATTGAGCCAAAAACTTCTACCCACTCTAAATCATCGCTTACAGAGCATCCATAAATTATCAAGCCATCTCTTTCATATGGTTTGACTGGGACCCTAAAGTCTGTTCGCATAGTGCGAACTTCTACATTTAATCCAACATCTGAAACAATCCGACCATATGCGTAGTGATGACGGTTAGCGTAAAGTTCATTCCAAGGTAATTCAAGTAAATAAGAAACTGCTCTTTCAGCAGCAAAGGCTAATCTATAAGCCTCGTAGTTTGGAAGTAAATAATTGCCATCAACACCCTTTTGGTAGTTTTCTGTGTTTTGACTAGTTTCTTTTAGTTTTACTAATGTGTCTGCTCTTCCAGAAATAACAATGATGTCGTCTGGAACCAATTTGATTATGACTGAATTGGGCCTGTTAAGTATCATTTTATGAGAATACATCTATACAATGAAAAGTTCAATTTTTCCCGCTCTAGGTCCGTAAACCGAAGAAGCCGAAAGGATGGGGTTTAGGAGGGTTAGGGAAGGGGTAGGGGGTGTTTTAGGGTAAGGTTGGGGCTATGACGACGGTA